TCCTGCTCTCGCGGGAAGTTGCCCCACGGCTCGATTTTATCATCGAAGGCTTTGGTAACATCTTCGTCAGTCTCGTACCACTCGCCGTCACTGGTCTGGTCCCAAACTTGAGCCGTCACTTGATTGTCTTCAGAGTTAACTGACGTGACTTTTCCGTGACGCTCGCCTTCTTCTGTGTACCACTGAACCCAATCATCTTCATTGAAGTCAGTGTAGTCTTCGGCGTTCGAACGCCCAAGCTCGACTGAACTCTCAGATACGTTTGAAGGCTCCTCAGCGGCGCGCAGAGAGTCTTCATAGTGACCGATGGGTTTCCCTTCTATCGGATGGAAAGCTCCGTCACGCTCCTTGTACATCCGTAGAGTGTACAAGTGTTCTCCCTCGTTGGGACTCAATCCTCTGTCGCCACGGATGTCGGGGATGTCGTCACCTTCAGTATAGGAGCCTGTGACTTTTCCAATTTCTGTCGAGTTACGGGTATCCCATCGAACCCAATCTCCTTGAGAGAACTTTGGTTCATCGGCCATTTCTTCCATATGGCCTGAATGTTCCCAATCTCCATCAGCAAGCTTGTCGATAATGTCTTCAATCGTCTCTTCCCACGATGACTCACCATCGACAGTCTCTACGGTAGCTACTTGCTGGTCAACGTCTACAATGACAACTTCACTATCGTTTACAGTAGAGAAGAACTTCATTCCCTCCTTGATGATAGGAGCGTTGCTCTCTACTGTCGGAACATCCTGTGTCTTTGTTGCTGCTTCGGAAACTTCAACACCCATCATCTGAGCGCACTCTGCGGCACTCAATTCTGACGATGGGCCAAATTCTGCTGTGTTGCTCGGTGCTGCTCCAGACGGAACAATACTCAGGTTATCAAATCTAACCCGAGTAACGAGTTTTGCTCCGTCGTCTGTCTCACTCATCTGGTCAACGTCTTCGTGATACCCACGAATAGACACTTCTAATAGACCGCTCTTCACACGCTTCGCAAGGTCTCGGTCGTGAAGTTCGGCCTCGTACAGCACACCTACGCCGTCCTTATATTCTGCATTGAGAACAGTACCCACGACTCCTCGTGAAGTATTGTCGTGGTCTTCGACTAAGGAACTACCTTCTAAGGTTTCTGCTGCGGGTTTAAGCGCATCTTTTGGCCACTTCTTTCGGATACCACTCTGGCCACGAGTTACGTCGCCCTCTCCAATCGCTATGCCGTGGATTGTCCACGGACCCTCTTCATCGAGTTCTGTGGAGAGGTGCGCCGCGTTTTGCTCAAACACGACAGCTTCCTGCTGTACACTCATATATTAGAAGTCCAGTAACAGTCAACTGCGATACTCTTCGTCTCACCATACTTGTAATCAGAATGGGTACTTAAAAGGGGTGCCATTAGAAGCGGTTCCTCCATAGCTCTGTCCCGTACACCTCGTCTTTAAGTGCCGCACAGAAACGTGTCGGACTTCGTATCTCTCCGACCATATCAGCACGACACGTTGTAAAGCTTGCTCCGAGTGAAGTCCACGCATCAAGCACTGATGCTCTGTTCCAGCCTTCTGGAAGGTCGTCAAATCCAACGCCGGGGTCGTCTACTCCGGGTATGTTGACAAGCTCTTCAACGTTATCCACTCCGTGGCGTGAACACAGAACGCGCTCCTTTGCTTTCTGTAGTTCTTCCATATCGTAAGGTTTGTCTGTGTAACTGTACACCTCTGCCATTTCTGCCTTCCCTGCGAGGTCTCCGGGGTCTGCATCCTCTTTGTCAGAGAATGTCCCGTCGTAACTGGACACTTGGCCCTCGTCATATGCCGCGTTTCCGCCCGACATAAGGCCGACGATGTAGACAGGCTCGTCGCTTGAAGCCTCCACATCTTCTGTCTCAGTATCACCTTCGTCATCGACACCGACCGGCATCTCGAAGGCTTCAGTCTTCACCTCTAAGACCAATGCAGGTCCGTCAGGCGTCTCTACTCTGTCTGATTGTGAAAATTCAGGCATTGTTATCAATCCTCATTCCGTACTTTTCCTCAAGGTCTGCAACTGTGAACTCTTCGTCTTCTTGGAGCGGCGCGTGTGTTAACGAGGTGCCGCTATCCCCTTTAACGACCGGGACAAGCTCCGTGTCGCAGTTAAAGTGCCACGGTGGTGTTTCTGGAATCGGGTCGAATCCAGTGTGTAAGTGTTCTTTTCTTGTATTGTCCATCCACTGCTCGGCAAGTGATTCTTCCTCATCAAAGTACGCAACTGCTGGCTCACCGTCGCATCCGGCGAGGTCACTACAAACTTGTGTAGTGTTACCTTCACACGAGTTAATTGCTTTCACTCCAATAACTTCGTCTTGGTTTTCAAATTCTACAAGCTTTGTCACGTTCACTGCGCGCTGAAGCTCCATATGTGCAATAATTTTTGCACGCTGTCGAAGTCGTCGTCGTGTGAACGTTCCACGGACACGTTCAATCACATTTTGCATCTCTTCACCGCTCTGCACAGCGTTTGTGACTTGCTGTTCAACGCGCTTTGCGAGGTCGTCTACAGCATTTTCCACAGCCCGCTGCACGTTGCGTGTGAACTGCCGTGTGTTGTTTTTGTGAATCGAGTTGTACGTGGCTTGGTACTCCATATTTGTGTCGTCCGCAAGTGTTTGAAGTGTCTGCGTAACTACGTTTTGCATCGTTTCACTTGCTTCCCGTTCGAGTGATGCTCGACGGAACGCTTGATTTTCGGACTGTGCAAGCACTGTGGGTAGCTGTGTCATTGCACTTCGTGGTGCGTTGCGGAAGTTCGAGCGCAACCGTGACACTGTTGTGTCAACATACTCTTTGAACACTTCGTTAATTTCTTTGTAGAGGTCACGTTGCTCCGCTGTCGTACTTACAAATCGGGGGTCAGAAAGCTCTGCCGTCCAGATGTTCTCTTCTTTAGAGTCCTGTTGAGCGCCATCCGGCTGCGGCTCGCTGTTGCTCGGCTGACCCCGGTTCGGATTTCCCGAATCACTGCTTTGACCGGGCTGTGGCTCCTCTTCGTTGTCGTTCTTTCCACGATAGTCGATGATGTTCTGGTCAGGTGCGACAACCTCGTTTTCTTCGTTCGGTAGACCCATCTTGAAGTTGACCTTTGTTGCGTCTTCTTCAGAGAGACCGAACATCTCTTGGGCCTTCTCTTGGACAATCTCCGAGAACTCTTCTTCCATTTCACGACGTGCCTCTTTAAGTTGACGCTGAACGTCACGCTCTTGAGACCGTGAGACGAACTGGTTAATCTGGTTCTCGAAGGCACCAAGCGTGTACTTGGGCATCGGCATCGAAGACATAATATAGTCGAGGTCGTACTGAAGATACTCAGCAATGTCGGCTACGTCTCCAGAGATGGTCTCGACGCTCACGTCACCACGGACACCCTGCTTGAGTCCGGGCTGGAAGTTGTCCATATCGTGTGCGTTCATAAACCTGTCAATGTCGTCTCTCTCCCACGGACTCTCTTCAGAGCCGAACAGGAAGAGCCAGAGCGGATATGCCTTCGACGCGATGGCCTCGTCGTTGTCCTGTAGCTTTTTCTTGAGACCTTCGATGCGCGCGCTTGCAGCTTCGAGACGCGACGTGCCGTACACTTCGCCAACGTCAGCGTCACGGGTAAGTGGGATAATCTCGTCGGCAGTCCAATACTTCTTAAACTCATCATCTCGACGCCAGCGATTTGTCTGCATATCCTGCTCATACGCTGCTGCAAGACCATCTTGTGTAGTCGGAACGTCGCCAATATTGACACTATCTTCGTCGTCAAATATCTCTTCTGGACGCTCCGGTGGAAGCAGCAAAGCTTGCCGAGGCATCGTGTGTACCTCGATGGACTCAGGGTTAATTAACTTCACACCGTAGAGAATGTCGTTATTCTCTTTCGCTGGAACCTTTTCAACTAACACAGTACCTCGAACCTCTCGCTGTACTGCTGCTTTCTTCAGTAGCTTACGGATGTCTCTGTCTCGCTTGCCGCCAATAATAGCAGCGTTGTTGAGCCAGCGCATCATCCGCTGTTTCTCCTGTTGGTCAAGAACATCTGTCTCAATGTAGTAACCGGGTTCCACAACTTGTCTGGCGAACGACGTGATTGGCTCTCGCACAATCGGCGTCGTCTCGAACTGCCGCCAGTATCGCCGCATCCGGTCCTTTGGGGGCTTCGCTCGCTCAATATCGCCACCTGAAATGTGTGGTCTATTGGCGAAGCTGTCTTGACTCTTCGGGTCAGGCGGTCCTGACTCGTTGACAAGTTCCTCCGTGTTATTTGTTTTTGGAGAACCAGAACTTGAACTTGAACCACCAAGAACTCTGCTCCGTAGGTTTGCTCTATTTTGTGCCATATTTTCTTACCTTATTGTAAATCATCGTTAATCGTAATTGTCACAAAGCCACTTGTTGGAAAAGTCCTTTCTCCACCAGAGCCATTTGTCACAACAATCTCTGCATCATATTCTCCTGACCCATCAGTATCAGTTTCCTGCCATTGATATTCTACTTCACCAGAAGTTTCATCAACGACAGTCATAGACTCACCTGAGATAAGACCGTCTTGTCCGACGTAGAACTTCACATCCATACCTGTCAAATCGAACGCACTGCCATCTGCATCAATAAGTTCTGCTTTGAAGGTAGGTAAAGTGTCTCCAGACTTTAGATTTACTCCTTGCTTCACTGTAACTTCTGTGCTTCCTGCACTTGCTGTTAAGTTTATTTCTACCATTGGTATCACCTTAGTGAGCCAAGATTAAAGGGCTGCATACTCGCTTTGTCTGTCAGTGCGGTTCGCTTCTTGTCTTTTGCCCACACAGCGAGTGCAAGTGCGTCACAAAAGTCGTCGTGTTCACCGGATGGGTGGAATATCTTCAGCTTACCAGAGCTTGTGTAGTCGTACTCAAGCGCCGTTAACTGTTGTTTCATCGTGTTCGTGTCTTCGCCAGCGTTTGGTTCAAACCGGAACGTGAGTCGCTGGTCTTGGAAATTATTCTTCAGGTTCGAGTAGATAGACTGCTTTCTATCGAGCGTGAATTTCATTCCCTCAACCTTATTTCCAAGGTCTTCCTGTACTTGGTCAACAACACCGGCACCGAGACCAGTCTGGTCAATGAGAATCTTGTCGTAGTTGTTGTACTTATCAAGCTCTCTGATACGGCCCATCGCGTCCGTAAGCTCTTTGTTCGACGTGTACTCAATGTCAAAGATGTTTCCGTTCTGGTCTACAGAAATGTAGACAGACTCGTCATCTCCTGTGTGAGCAAGGTCTACGCCAAGGTATGCTGCGTCCGTCTCACGCTGTACGGGGTGTCCGACAGCAACATCCTCGTGTGTGACTTCTTCCTCAGTGAAGTACGCATCAGCGTTCTCGTCAAACTGTCCTTTAATCTCACGCTTGAACTGCATCGGCGTGAGGTTGTTCCGCTGATTTTCGACCCACTGCTGGTCAACGCGCGGATTCTTCCACGTTGGTTCTTGCTGAACAAAGTATTGGTTCTCGCCACGATTTGCCTCATCGTAGC